ACTTTCTTCCTGTTATCATTAAGCACATTTGGCATTGCCAGAAATATTTGCTTTCTATTTCTTTTTCTCCGTTGACTGATAATTTAAAGAAATTTATATTATTGACGCACTTAATTTCAATTCCACCTTCTTCTCCTACTAAACCGTCCGGTGAACAACCAACATATTCATCTAATTCTATAAATCCTACTTGTTCTACTAATTTATTCTCAATGGAATAAGTCATTCGCGCCTGTTCTTCCATTTCTATTCCTCGTTCAATATCAGGGTTGGTGTATTTTTCATCGCTTTCGTTAGCGTATTTTTCCGCCATCAACGAATAGATATAAGTTTCCAAACCCTTTCCATTAGCCGATATGCATTGAGCATTGGAAGCTGTCATTTTACCTTTTCTGATCTCGAGCCATTCATTGCTTCGTTGTTCAAAATTATAAATTTTCATTTTCCTTTATTAAAGATTTTATGTCGTTGGCGTAGGCGATTATTTCTTTGTTTGCTTTCAGCTCTTTGCTTAGAGATTTCCAAACTTCTTTTAATTTGTTTTCGTTAATACATTTATCAAGTTTAGACTTAGCCAAATTTATTTCTTCTGCTGATAATGTATTTTTTGCCACCTCTTCCGTTGATACTTCTTCTGTAGGAGTTGGTTCGTAACCTGCTACTTTCATTAACCATCCAAGGATTAGTCGGTAGGCCTTTCCTTCCGCTCTTGTTTGGGCCATTGAGGCAATAACATATTCGTCCTTACCCGTTTTTCCGCTTTCCTTGCTAGAACAAATGGCAATTCCTCTTGATACAATTTTTTCTCCGGCATATAGTGCGACACTAGCGCGATAAGCGACTTCTGTTCCTCTTTCAAGTTTTTCACAAGTTTCAACGACTGGGAATATTCCAAGATTTCCACCGGCGAACTGCCAACCCTCGACATTAACATAATTTTTACCTTTTATGTTTGTAAAAAGATTTTGGCTGACAATAAACTTTTTCAACTCTCCTGAAAATCCCATTAAACTTTGAGGAGATTGTAGGCTAATAATTTCTTTTGTCATATTTTTTAATTAAAAATTTCTGGTCTTTCCATCGTATCATTTTCAATCATTTCTAAAGCATTATTTTCAATTTCTTTTTCGTCTTCAAACTCCGCTTGTTTTTGTAATTCCTCAATAGTTGAATTTTGGCCGTAGAGAAGATTATACTTACTTCTGTTGTTGGCCGATAATAGGTAGTCAAATGTATAACGCATAGTTTTTAATTTAGGTTGATTAGTTTTTTTGAATAATCACAATCCATTTTTCTAAGTCCTTCATTGTAATAGCACGCAAGTTCTTCAATTTTATATCCATTATCGAGTTTGTCTTTGACCCATTTTTCAACTGTTTTGGTGTCTTCGCCTTTTTCAAAACATTGGTATTTTTCGCCATATATGCCATATCCATAATTATTATACTTTCCTATTTTTTCGCACTTAGAGTAGTTGTTTTTCCCACCACTACTCTCTAATATCTGTATTCTTCTAACTATCTCCGGAACGGAGAGGGAAGCGACTTGCGACTTACTCCCTCTCAATTGCTCCGGTCCTACAAGCGACCCAGCTTTCACCACTTCGCCGTAGAGATTTATTTTCCCAAAATGTCAATGTAATTGTTAACCGCAATAGTCCACCCAATGCCTCCTGTAAACATAACTACTGCGAACACATAAATCTTACTCTTGTCCCAAATTCTTTTAATCATTTGTTTTTGTCCATCACCCATAGACGTAAGTTAATTTATTATTGTGCTTCTGACTTTGGGGGTTGCTACTAAGTGAGCTAACCGCACGCATTGTCATCATCACAACTTAAGTATAACAGGTGTCATTGATAAAGTCAAGTGACACCTGTGGATAACTTTTTTGGGTAAAATTTATAGTTTTTGGTAAATTTCCTGTTATCCCCATTACACCTAAAACTAGGCTTAAAAAGGCAATAAAAGTGTTAAAAAATGAAATTGGACAAAATAAATTATCTATGTTATTATCTAATTGCTCGAAAATAAATTAGTCTCTAATAATGGGAGACTCACACAACATTGAGCGATACAAACATTGGACTTATTTTTAAACAGATATAAAAGCGAATAGAGAAATCCGTTAATTTTGTGTTTTGTCTTGGCGATACCCCCTATCGCCAGAACAAAGCGCAAAATGCGCCCATTAACATTAAGCACCTCATCAATGGCCACTATTAAGTGCTTAGTAGTGGCTGTTGACGAGCCAAAACTAAAATGGACTCGAACAATGGATTCGTAGTAATCCAAAGAAAACTACTAGAATGGGAATGGTATCATAAATCAGAAATGGTACATTTATTCCTACATTTAATTCTCAATGCTAATCACGAAGAAAAAGAATGGCAGGGAATTAAGATTAAGCGCGGTCAACTAATAGTTGGCAGGCATAAGTTATCTGAAGACACCGGAATATCAGAAAGAACAATTCGCACTTGTATAAATAGGCTAAAATCGACCAACGAAATAACCATCGAATCGACCAACAGATTTAGCCTAATAACAGTGATAGAATACGACAAATACCAAACAAAGGAAAAAAATCGACCAACAGAACGACCAGCAAATCGACCAACAACTGACCAGCTACCGACCACAAACAACAACTATAACAATGATAACAATATATATATACAGTCATTTTTAACTTTTTGGGAGTTATACGATAAAAAAGTAGGAAGACCTAAATGTGAGAAAAAGTGGTCTAAACTATCACTAGAAGACCAAACCAAGATACTGGATTATATCCCCCGCTACAAAGAAGCCACGCCGGACAAAAAATACAGAAAAAACCCAGAGACATTTTTAAATAATAGAAGTTGGGAAGATGAGCTACCGGCGATCAAGACAGCGCCAAGAATATTGCCGACATTCACCCCACCAGTAGAAATAAAACCTGACTTAGAGGGACTAAAAAAACTAAGGGAAATAAAGAGTAAAATTAACTTCAGCGTATGAAAGAAGTTATAACACAAAAACAACTAGAAGACTTAATGGTAATAAGCGCACTAAAAAAACTTAAACTTAAATATATGGCTTGTAAAAAAGGTTCAAAAAAGAAAAAGCAATAATTATTTTGAAAACTCTATATGGATTCACACGAAGTCGCATTTAAGGATGGTCAAGCGCTAGGTATTTTAGTTGGCGGTCTAGTCGCTTGTTGCGTAATGCTAATAATGGCTTAAATAAAGCAATAAATAGGTTTTAATCCGAAATATGGCAAGAAAAGGTTTTTATGAAGAACTAAGAATAAAAGAATACATAGCTGAGATGACGCCTCGGATGTGTAAGTATGTTTTAGAAGTTATGGATGGAGATGATAAAAAAGCCAAAGAGAACTTAGTTGCGAAGATTTTACCAAAGATTATAGATAAAGGATTACCAACTATGATTACGGGAGAAGAAGGTGGAGCAATTATAATTCAAGTTGCTCAAGAGATAATTGAAAAAAATAAAATAGATATAAATAATTAACTTGTGATTCCTATGTTGTGCCTTTCTCACAAGTTGGGCATAGCATAGTGTTTAACAACCAAGCAGAACACGTTAAATTTGAATCAAAGGAATGATTTTACATAAAGGACAGAAAGAAGTAGCCTTAGACACACATAGATTTAGAGTTCTTTGTATGGGAAGACGCTGGGGAAAAACCACTTTAGCAGTGGAAGAAATTAAAGGGTTATCATTGTCTAAGGAATCAAGGATAGTATACGTGGCTCCTACCTACCAACAAGCAAGAGATATCGCTTGGCAGATGTTAGTTAAGGAACTAAAGCCCATAATTTCCAAATTAAACGAAAGCCGACTAGAACTAGAAGTTAAAAACCTTAAAGGGACTAAAAGCCTTATCCAACTTAGAGGATGGGAAGCCATTGAAACCTTAAGAGGTCAAGCATTTGATTTTATAGTCATAGACGAGGTAGCAATGATGAGAAACTTCTGGGTTAATTGGGAAGAGGTCATTCGACCAACCCTGACCGACAGGAAAGGTGAAGTAATGTTTATTTCAACGCCAAAGGGGTTTAATCATTTCTACGATTTATTTAATAAAAAAGACAAAGATTTTAAAAGTTTTCATTACACAAGTTACGATAATCCGTTTCTACCAGTCGAAGAATTAGACAAGGCCAAGGAAGAACTCCCGGAAGATAGATTTTCCCAAGAGTATCTAGCAGACTTCCGAAAGACCGAAGGATTAGTTTATAAAGAATTTAACCGAGAAAAAAATGTTACAACCGAAAATCCCAAAACCTGTATCGAGACCATACTTGGCATCGACTTCGGATACACCAACCCAGCCTCAATTATCCCAATCAGAATTGATGGAGATAGCCATTACTGGATTGGAGAAGAATGGTATAAGTCCGGACAAACTACTGAACAAATGGCTGAACAAGCCCTCCTATACCGAAGCACTAAGTGCTATCCTGACCCAGCCGAACCTGATCGAATCGCTATCCTCTCTAAAGCAGGACTTAACTGCCGAGAAGTCAGTAAAGACATTGTCGCCGGAATAGACCACATTAGAGAATTATTTAAACAGGGACGCATTCACATTCACCCAGACTGTAAAAACCTAATAATGGAATTGGAAACATACCGATACCCAG